CTACCCCGGTGGCGACGGCGTGTCTTTGATCAACACTGCCCACCCCATCGTGAATGGTACTTTCAGCAACCAGTTGGCTACCGCCGCTGTTCTGTCTCAAACATCTCTCGAACAGATGTTGATCCAGATCCGCCAAGCAGTGGACAACAACGGCAAGAAGATCCGCTTGGTTCCTCGTCAGTTGATCGTTGCCCCCGGCAACGTGTTTCAGGCTGAGGTTCTGCTGAAGTCGGTTCTTCGTGCTGGCAATGCCAACAACGACATCAATCCGATCAAGTCGATTGGTCTGCTTGATGAGGGCGCTGCTGTTCTGTCGCGTCTGACTTCGTCCACCGCATGGTGGGCGCAGACGGATGCGCCGGAAGGCGCGAAGCTGTTGATGCGTCGCCGTCTGGAGAAGACGATGGAAGGTGACTTTGAGACTGACTCGATGCGCTACAAGGCTACTGAGCGTTACGATGTTGGTGTCACTGATCCTCGCGCAGTGTTCGGCACTCCGGGCGTGTGACCCCTATGGGGCTGGCGTAAAAACCAGCCCCTTTTAGCAACTCGTCAAGCTTTTCAAGGAGAAGACGATGCCTCAATTTTCTGATGATCTGTATTTGGGTTCTGCGCCTACCTATCAGGGTACTGGCGTATATCCCATCACCTCCACTTTCACTGGTTCAATTGCGACCACTACGCTGACTGTTACTGCAATGCTTTCGGGTGATCCGATTGTGTTGGGTCAGTATGTTGGCGGTTCTGGCGTATCGGCCAACACTTACATTTCAGCCTTTGTTTCGGGTACTGGCGGCACTGGCACTTATACTGTGAGTGTTTCTCAGACTGCTTCCAGCACTACGATGACTGCCTCTGGCAATGCGCTGGCTGGTGATCCGTCTCCGATGCCTCTTGGCATTGGCCCGTTGGGTCGTATTTATGTGTGGGATGTTGTTCCGCAAGCGGCATCAACGAGCAACATTGCTGCTTCTCAGACTCCGGCTGGCGCAGGCAACCTGACTCTCACTGCTGGTAACGGTGTGAAGTCTGTGACCCGTGCGGATGGTACGACTGTTCTTCAGTTGGATTGCCCTCGCGCTTTGAGTGTAACCACGGGTACTGGTACGACCACAAGCTCAAACTTCACCATCAGCGGCTATGACATTTACGGTCAGGCCATGAGCGAAGTGATTGCCTCCGGTACGGTTGCAAGCACCACGACCAACGGCAAAAAGGCCTTCTATCAGATCACCAAGGTGGCTGGGTCGGCTGCTACCACCTCAACGATTGTTGTTGGTACTACGCAGTTGCTGGGGTTCCCTGTTCGCGTGACCGATGGTGGATATATCTGCCATGTCGGCTACAACAACAGCTTTACCATTGACTCGGGTACTTTTGCGGCTGCTGTGCAGACTGCTGCAACGACCACCACTGGTGACGTTCGCGGCACGTTCAGTCCCTCGTCTGCACCAGACGGCATCAAGCGTCTGATTGTGGGCATCATGCTTCCGGCAATTGCTGTTGGCCCGAATGCGACTCGCATTGGTGCTTTCGGCGTTGATCAGGCCTAAAGGAGATCAACATGGGTCAGTTTAAGCCGATGGTGAAAATGACCACGACTGAGCCTTCAGTGATTCTGAAGCTCAAGAAGGGTGGCAAGGTTGCTTCCAAGTCTGATGGTCACAAGGCCATGCATGAGACTATGGAAAGTTCGATGTTTGAGGCTGCTGAACACGGTAAGGCTCCTAAGAAGCCTTCTATGTCGGCTCGTCGTCGGGCGATGAACCCGCAGTTTAAGAAGGGCGGCAAGGTCGCTCATAAGTATGACGGTGGTGGCATGGGCGGCGCTCCGATGGCTGCCCCTGCCGCGCCGATGGGCGTTCCGATGGGCGGTGCTGGCCGTCCTCCTATGGGCGCTCCGATGGCTGCTATGGGTCGTGCCAAGCTTGCTGCAATGGCTCCTGCGATGCAGGCGGCTCGAGCTGCTCAGGTTCGCCGTGCGCTCACGGGTATGAAGAAGGGCGGCTCTACGGCCTCCTGCGCGGCTCTGGAGCGCGAACTCAAGCACCATGAATCTCTGTCTAGTAGCAAGGCTCATCCGCAGAAGAAGGCCGAGGGCGGCAAGATCACTGCGCCGATGGCAAAGACCACTGTCAAGGGCAATGCTGGAAATTTCCTCAAGACCAAGGTTGTGGATGGTGACAAGACCGACACCGCCAAGAGTACTGGCAAGGTCAAGAATGGCGCTGCTGGTTATGCAGACGGTGGAACCATTTCTGGCAATGAAGGCCAGTTCGAGGAAACCAAGATGGTGACTGCGGATAAGCATGATTCCGCAAGTGGCACTGGCAAGGTGAAGATGGGCGCTGCTGGTTTTAAGGGCGGCGGCACTATCAAGGGTGGTGATTGGGAGAACCGTCCTGCTGATACGGCCAAGGCTGGTGTGACCAACACTTCCACTGGTGGTGTGAGGAACGGCGCTGGTGGTTACAAGAAAGGCGGTTCCGCAAAAAAAGCTTACGCCACGGGCGGTAACGTCATAGATGACGGTCGTGCCGTGGCGATGCCCAAGAAACACTTGTCTCAGCCTGTTGCGAATAGCCTTCAATCTGGCACTTTCAAGAAAGGCGGCAAAGTAGGCCGTTATCGTGATGGTGATAGCGTTAAGGTTGATCCGACTCCTTCAAATTCAATTGATATGCGAAGGGCGAAGTGTTAATCAAGGGCTGCAAAGATAGCGGATCTTGTTAAACCAAGACGGGGGCTTCGGCCCTCGTCTTCTTTGAAGGGAAAAAAATGGGAACTCAAGTCGTCTACACCAATTCGTCCTCTCAGAATGAGACTCAACTGAGGACTCAGGCAGTTGTTCGTTCTCCTGCATACGATTCGGTTGACAAGCTTCGCACTTCATCTCCTCAGTCGCTGATTGATACCGACTTTGAGTATGGTCAGCAGACCACAAAATGGGAGCAGTTGGCTCTTCAGAACAATCGTCAGTCCATGTACTACTTGGGCAATGCTGCTTTGCCTGTTACGGCAATTGCTGGCAATCAGGCCAATTTGTATCAGTTGGTGATTACGTTTGGTTCAAATCAAACGATTGCCACTGGGTCTCCGTTTTTCATTCAAGGTTCTCTTGATCCCAATGCCAATGGTTGGGGATATGTCACCACTGGCGTGACGGCGGGAACGTCAATCACTGTGCAGATGGCGCAGCAGATCAGTACTGCAACTTGCTATTCGGCAACGACCAGCTACGTTTATCTTGGTTACCTTTATTCGGGATGCGGCATTTCGCTTACCGGCACGACTGCGTTTACCTTTTCTGCAAGCCCCACCATAAATGTCACGACCCAGTTCCCTCATGGCTTGAGTGCTGGTTCGTACATTTACATCACGGGTACGACTGGCCCAAGTGCTGCGACATCAATCAATGGGCCGCAGATTGTTGTAACAACTCCTACTGCCACTACGTTCACGTTCACCAATGTTGGTGGAACTCCATCCACAACGATTGCAAACACGGCTGGCAACACCAATTTGTACTCTCGTCCTGCTGGTGTAGTGGAGACTCGAGCCTATGATGGTTCGGTGAACTTCACGGCTGGCGCAAGCGTTCCTAGCACTCAGTTGATGCGCCAGACTCGTAGGTATTTCCGCTATCAGTCTGGCAAGGGCATTCAGTTCTCCACCGGAACTATTCTCAAGCCTCAGATTCTGTTTACGTCTCTTACGTCCAGCGGAACGACTGTTACCGTCTCTTGCAAGACTCCTCACAACTTGACTGCTGGAACTTTTGTTCAAGTAGCCAATTTTGATCAATCAGCTTACAACGGCATTTTCAAGATTGTTTCCGTCACTTCGCTGACGTTCACTTACACAGCGTTGACTACTCCGTCTGCTGCGACGGCCACTTGCACAGCGCCTGCTGTCCCTCATGTGAATCCGTACTCTTGGTATGGGTCGTCAAACTTGATTGGTATCGGTGATTCCCAGAACGGTATGTTCTGGAAGTTTGATGGACAGAACATTTACTGTGTGACTCGAAATAGTGTCAATCAGACCACTGGTTCTGTAAGTGTCACGCAGGGCAGCGGCTTGGTTACTGGAAATCAGACTCAGTTTTTGACTCAATATCTTGTGGGCGATTACGTTGTGATCCGTGGTCAGACTCACAGGGTTTTGACTATCACTTCTGATACACAGATGTATGTGACTCCTGAATATCGTGGCGCGACCATTGCCAATGCGTTGATGTCTCGAATTGTGGAAACCAAGATTCCGCAGTCGCAGTGGTGGGATCCGTGCGATGGCACTGGGCCGTCTGGATATTCTCTTGATCTGACTCGCATTCAGATGTTCTACATTGACTTCTCTTGGTATGGCGGTGGCCCTTCCAAGTTTGGTCTGCGTACTGCTGGTAGTGCTGTTCAGTACATTTATGGCGTTCAGAACAACAACAATCAGTATCAGGCTTATATGCGGTCAGGAAATCTTCCTGCACGGTATGAGCAGAACAATGTGACTGCTCTTACGACTATTACCGCGAGCGTTGGTGTTTCTGACTCAACGATCAATGTGGCAAGCACTTCTGGATTCAACCCCGCTGGTGGAACTGCTCGTATCATCGGCAATGGCACTGCGGGTGTGATTGAGTACGTTGCTTACACCGGCTTGACCGGCACATCGTTGACTGGCGTTACTCGCGGTCAGACGGGTGGATCAGCGGCTACGGCGTTCACTTATTCTGCCAGTGCGCCGATTGCGGTGGAGTACACCTCTCCTGACACCTCTGCGACGATGTCGCACTGGGGTTCGTCAATGGTGATGGATGGTGGTTATACGCAGGACGTTTCGTTGATTTACAACTACGGAATGCTTTCGCCTATTTCCACTACGAGTTCAACGGCTGTTCCGATCATGGCGATCCGTGTGGCTCCGTCCGTTGATAACGGTACGGTTGGCACGTTGGGTGTGAAGGAAATTATGAACCGTCTGCAATTGCAGATGCGTGAAATTGCCATGTACACCACGACTGGGTATCTGGTGCAGTTCATTCTCAATGGCGTGACTACTGGGTTTGTTGCGAATTTTCAGTCTCCGACTCAAAACAACACCAACACGACCTCAATTGTTCAGGTTGCTGTGAATACTTCGGCTTCTGCCACTATTACCGGTGGCGAGTCAATTGCGGCGTTCTTCACCAATACCGCTGGTCAGAGTACGTTGGATTTGACCTCTGTTACGGCATTCGGAAATGCCATTTTGGGTGGTGGAACTAGCAATGCAGTTCCCAACTCTCAAGCTGGCACTTATCCAGACGGCCCTGACATTTTGTATGTGGTGATCAGTCAGGTTGGTGCTAACGGCAATGCTCAGGCGCGTCTCTCTTGGCAAGAGAGTCAGGCTTAAAATGCCTGCCAAAAGCAAAGCTCAGTTCCGTCTGATGAAGGCGGTAGAGAACTCTCCATCCGTTGCAAAGCGGGTGGGGATGTCTTCTGACGTAGCGGCTGAATACACGGCCTCTAATGAGGGCAGGAAGGCTTACAAGAGGCTTCCTGAGCGCAAAGCGTCAGGTGGGTTGTACGCCAACATTCACGCCAAGCGTGAGCGAATTGCTCATGGTTCTGGTGAGAAGATGCGTAAACCGGACAGCAAGGGCGCTCCTACTGCGGAGGCTTTCAAAGAATCGGCGAAGACGGCCAAATATAAAGACGGTGGGCCGTCTTTGGCTGTTGGTCGCGGCGAGAAAATGTCTGTTGAGAGGGGTGCTGGGCTTACTGCAAAAGGCAGGGCCAAGTATAATCGGGAGACCGGCTCACACTTGAAGGCTCCTCAGCCTCAAGGTGGGCCGCGCAGGGATTCATTTTGCGCGAGGATGGGGCCAGTTGCTCGAAAGAGCGAAAGGGGCAGTAGGTCTCGGGCTTCAATGAGGCGGTGGAATTGTCCCGGATGGTGAG